TCGGATTCTTCCCAGTTACGGTACACACTAAGGATAGTCCCAGTACCTTTGTCCATCGTTACGATGTAAGGCAGGGCAACTCCGTCTTCATCTTCGTAGCCGGGCATGTCGTAATCGACCTGAATCTCCATTAACTGGAAGCGATCATCCTCGTTGATGGTGTAGCCCTGCAGTTCGGACTTCTTTTTCTCAATGTCGGTGCTGATGTACACCGGGTCGCCCAAATCTTCATCTATATAGAAGCCAGCAACCTGCAGTTTGACGATTTCGTTCTTGGTTTTACGCATCATGTGCGTCACACGCTCGGCCGTCTGTGCGCTAGTCGCGCCCCAAGGGATGATTACGTCTTCCGCAGGAATAAACACAGACACTTGCCGGCCGAGGGAGGTATCAAAGTACACCTTCTTGAACGCAGAGCCGGCCAGTCCCAACGAATACAGCATCCGCTCATGCTCTGGGCGGAACTCTTGCATCACTTCGGTAATCTGGTAGTTCATGTCGTCACGAACGCGGTTACCTGCGTCGATCTTTTCTTGATCTTCCTTTCCGATTATCTCTACTTTTACGGGCCCCATCGCTGGGAAAGTCTCCATAATTGTCTCGGACTGAAATCGAATTGCAGCTTCTGCTAACACGGTTGAGTACACGCCGCAGGCTCCGTTCCAAGGCTCAGTACGCTCTTCGTACCGCATCCCCAAGACCTCCAAACCCTTGACAAACGTGTCCGCCCAATCCTTCCGACTATTAATATCCGCTTCCACCATATCGGACAATTCACTACCCAACTTGGACAATGCACTTTTATCCATGAACTCTGCAAGATTGGAACTGAAGTCTTCTCCCTCGTCGGGGCGAATCTCAATGTCCAAGTCCCCAAGATGGATGGAAACGGACTCCGGGTCTTCAATCTCAATCTCAATCGGCTCCGCTTCAATACCTTCGTCGATACCCATAGGGGCGGGATAAAGTGCTTTGTCCATATTTGTAGCCATAGTGTTCCTTAGTAATACGCTTTACGCGGTGCGCGAAGCTGGGCATCATCCGGGTCTTGCACGTCTGAGGTTAATTTTAGCAGGCCCCCTTTGCGAATGCGAATCAGCGCCAGCGTCATGGTGTCAACATCATCGTCGTGCTCACCGCTTGGGAACGCCAGTATCTCCTCGACAACTTCTGTGGCCCACTGTGTCTCTGGAAACCACACCTGCCCGTTTGTGTACATGTCACTAACGGAGTTCATACGTGCAATTTTATCCTGACCTTTGCCCGGGCTGTAGTCCTGCACGAACAATCCAGACCTGCGCATCTCGTCAATCAGCGGCTGTCCGCTGGCCTTCGCCTCCACGATGATGCTGTCCGGTTCCCAGTCCTGCGCTTGCTGCAACGCCATCTTCTTGAGTTCAGGAAACTCCCACTTGCCCTTGACCCTGTTCAGCAGAATCACGTTATCCACACCGTCTTCGTTCTTCCATACTCCCCATGTCTGGCAGGAGGAATAGTCCGAGCGCGTCTTCGTCGTCAGCGCCGTATCGAACGACTGCACGATAAAGTCAACCGATGGTGGGTCTTCATGCGGCCACCACATAATGTCTGACCGCTTAATAATCGCAGCTTCCTGAGCCGTGGGGTTCTGCTGGTACTGTGCGTTCCACTGCCATGCCGGCATACTCGCCTTGGTACGCAGAAGGGATTCCACACTCCACTGCTCCGGCCATAGAGATTTCTGAATTACGGGAGGTGCGTCGGGATTAAACGTAAGGGAGTTCGTATCTGCATCCGGGTTCGGGGACTCCAGAATCGCAGGGAACTCAAACACTTCATACTGGTCACCTTCTTCGTTCAGGCTACTGTCTTTAACTAAACGCCCAATAAGATCACGCTGGTGCCAACGGGTATGTAGTATGCAAATCTTCCCACCCGGCATAAGACGTGTACGCAGACCTGCACGAAACCATTCGTAAATACCATCAAGGCTAGTTGTATTGCCACTCTTAATATCCTGCTCAGAAATTGGATCGTCCACCACTATAAGATGCGCCCCCCGGCCAGCAAGTGCTCCACCTACGCCAGTTGCGTAGACTTCGCCGCCTTTGGTCGTATTCCATTTACCTGCAGCCTTGGCATCAGCGGCAATAGCAACCCCGGGGAATATCGCTTTGTACTCCGCCGTCTGCATAAGGTTTCGCACCTTACGAGCCATGTCAACCGCAAGGTCTACTGTGTGAGACGCTACGATAAGTTTATGGTCTGGATGCTTGCCGAGATACCACGCTGGATAATAAATGGAGATCATCTGGCTCTTACCGAACCGAGGGGCCATCGAAACTGCAATCCTGTCTTTGTGTCCTTCTTCAACTTCCGAGAGCAACGCACCCAACCTCTTCAGGTGTGCACCAAACTTGTAAGCCGAATCGACAGCCGCAATAAACGCAAGGAAGTCCTGACGGGCCAGCGCCGTGCGCTTGCGCTCATCCAACTCATCCAGCAACGCCAGCGTATGCGCCATCTCCTCGTGGGACATGGAACCCAGCTTGGCCAGCAGTTGTTCGACTTCAGTCATTGGTTGGGGGTGCGTTCAGAACGGCGTCGTTCCGCTTGAACTCGTCGGGGTCGATAGTCCGCATCAGGCGTTCACGCAGTAGCTGTTCCAACTCTTCTGTCGGCCGGTGACGCATGGTGACCTCAGTCTTGTCCGTGAACAGACCCACGTCAGAAATCTTGCCAAGCAGTTCATAGCACTTGAGCCGCACACGGGGGTCCGGATTGGCAGAGTCCACAATCAGCTTGTTCGTGACGTAGGTTCTGACTTGGGCTGCAGACTGCACCACCACCTTGTCGTACTCGTCCAGCAGTGCCTTGATATGCACAATAGTACCGGGGCTGGAAAGAATGGAATCGGTGGGCCGGCGGTTACCGGTGAATACGGAATGAGCGGCAGAGATATCTGCATCCGTGACCTCAATTTCGTCGGCTACGTCTGCCAAGCTATTGAACGCAGCAGTGATCCGCGCCTGAAGGTCTTCAAACGTAGGGGGGTATTCCGCATACGGGATGTCCGTGTCGAGTACTGGAAATTGCATTTAAATTGTCCGCAGCCGTGAGGCGATGTATAGAGTGTACCGGAGAACTCGAAACCCTGCGGGAAATATAAAAAATTTTGAGGTGGCTTGTTTTGGGAAGAAGGGGGGCTTGACATTGTTACGCTTTGAGTTGGCGTGGTCTACGGGAAAGACGCACTCAGTGTAAAAGCGCGAGGGACTCCGATTGCCCAAACGGGGTGATGGGGGTGTAGTGGGTCGCCTAGGGCGGGAATCTAATTGTTAGATAGGACTTGACAATGTATAGGGATTGAGTTACATTATAGGTGTCGGTTGTTTAAGGGTTAGTTCTAACCTACGACCGATAGGAGATTCCAAATGACAACGTTAACTAAAACCATCCCATCGTTTAACAACGCGGCTACCGCTATCATCAAGGCACTGACAACAGCCGACAATGCAGCAGCAAAATATAGCGTGACGCTTGCCACCACAATGCAGCAGTATCTAGACGGTTGCGCCGTCTTGGGTATGGTGCGAGACAATGCAGCAGTGAAAGCCATCGGCAACGAAATCAGGACTTGTCAGGCCATGTTGGACGCTGTTGCTGTTGGTATGCTGGAGAAAAAGACAGTGACTGAATATGCTCAGAGTGCTATGCGTGCATACTTTCATGATGTACCTTTCACCCAAGGTTTGAAAAATGACCCTGACTTTCAGATTCCAAGTGCAAACGGTGATGTGAAAGTGAAAGCTCCAAGCAAAGCAGGCAAGGTTTCTAAAACGTCACGTGCGGAATTGGACAAGACGGTTTGCAAACTCCTATCCCAAGCCCGATTGATAGGCTTAAATGAATTTGCAGCGAACATCCTTGACTTATGTCTTGACGGGCTAGACGGGTTCAAGGAAACTCAGGACGCGCCACTGTAAATCCACCGCCCGGTTCGCCGGGCTTTTTTTCGCCCGTTTTTTTTTTGCGTCATAGTAGTGCGTCCGTGCGCGAGGGAGGGAGAGGGAG